AGCTTTGGTTAAACAAACAGACAACACCATAGACGATCAAGCAGTAAGTTTTATTGAAGCCAGATTATATCCAGGATCTACCACAACTCTTCAGTAAAATGAAAATTAACAAATTTCTCAACATAGACATTGAGCAAGCACCTTTAGAAATGAAGTTAGATGTTGAAATGCGTTGTAGGGAAATTATGGCAAGTGATAATATTATTGATATAAAAAAATATTGTACTCATTTAGTTAGACATAAATTAGAACAAGATATGTTTCTTGCTTCGATGTTGGGACGATTGGTAGAACTAGAAGCTAATCTTGTTGTTAGTCAAGTAAGAAGAGAAAAGAAAACTAACCCTATAAAAAAGTTTTTTCGTATTCTTTAATTTCTTCATCTGTAAAATCTTTTATGAGCATTTGGGTTACGTTTTGAACCTTATAATTATGTTTTAAAACAGAAGTTCTAATATTTTCTGTAACCCATTTACCATCTGTTATTACTTGTGCTCTTCTACTTTGGTTTATAAAAACATAGTGATCATATCCCTTTAGTTCATCATCTAAAAGTTCTTTTTCAAGACGTTGTATTCTATTTTCTTTTAAGATTTGAAGTTTTTCTGATGAATGTATTTTTTTTTTCATTGATGGTATAAATCAAGTACACGTTTTAATGGTATCGCAGCACAAGCTGGTACGACAGAGTTTCCTAATGATTTAGTTCTGTCCACCCGATTGGATAACCCATCACTTCCTCTAGGAAGTATGGGCTTACTGACATATGATCTCCAGTCTGGGTTAAGACGTCTGGAATTACTTTGGGACCATATTTCTCGTTCCATTTTACGGAAGTTCTTCCTTTGTAATCCCTCGCTGTTGGGGTAGGCAACGCACCACCATCGGCTTCTTCGATGACAGGCTCCCAATGTACTTGCAGATATAACTGACCATTCTGCATCGTACCCTGCTTGGGAAAGCTCTCCGAGAACGATGTCCAACCCGTTATTAAGGATCGCTGCCACGTTTTCCAAGACAACGAATCTTGGTCGAACCATGCGTATGACTCGCATGAGTTCGTAAAAAATACCTGATCTGGATTCCTCGGTAATTCCTGCTCTATTTCCTGCCACGGATATGGATTGGCAAGGGAAGCCTCCGCATATGACATCATATTGTCCAGAGATAGCTGAGAAGGTTCTGATGTCATCATGAATTGGTACGTTAGGAAAGTGTTTGTTTAAAATCTTTTGACAGAAAGGATCTATTTCTATGAATTGTTTAGTTTCAAATCCTCCTACCAGTTTATGTGCAGCGTAAGAAAAACCACCGATACCCGCAAAGGTATCTAACATTTTTATAGGTTTCACTCTTTTGTCCAGTTAAAACCATTTTCGATACGACTTTGTTGTGCTTTATTACTAAGTTCTATATCTTCAGATAATGAATCTTGATATTGAGTATCTGTTGAGTTGTTTTCTGTATATTCATAAGCTAAATCTCTTAATACAGCAGATGGTTTCTCACCTTTTTCTTCACAAATATCTTTAAATAACTTGGAACGACTAGGATCTATAAGAACTTGAAATAGCACTTTACGGAATATCCTATTGTAGTCTTTTTGATTCTTTACTGGTGTCATAAACTAGCTGTTTATTTTATTATACTACCATGTTATAGGAGTGTCAGTTTTTCTCCACCTATTATTGTGATCATTTCGTTTTGCCTTACGTTGTATTTGCTTACCAGATCTTATCTCTCTATATTTTTTTAAGTGTTGAGTAACAGTAACTATATCTCTTGTCATAGATAAATTAACTTCATCAATCAATCTATCAATAATGATCTCTCTTGGTGTCTTTTCCATGTACCTCACGCGGGGGGATAGCGTCCGAAATGTCCCAAACGCTTTAATCTTAGTTATAACCTAGATTTACGATGGGACAAGTAGGGTGGGACAAGCTATTTACTTAGCAAGTGTCCCATCATCAACGCTAGTGGGACAGTTATTTGGTGTCCCATCCCCTTGTCCCGTACCAATATCCTTACTATCATTATCATTTAATGTAGGTGGGACACTATTCATGGAGTCCCCCCGTGCGAGGATAGCTCTATATTTCTTTCCTTCTTTATCTTCTTCTACAAATTCTATAAGACCTCTCTTCTCTAATCTTTGGAGCGATTTTCTTATAGTTCCAGTTTTACCTCCAATCAAAGGATCATATAAAAGCTCGTATTTGGAACGAGTTTCGGGATGTACTGATCTTATTCTTTGTAAAATTTTATCAGTAATATTAGCTGGTGTATTATCGTTGGATGCAATTTCTGGAGTGAAATCAGATATACTATAAGTAAGGTCATCTTCCATCTTCATAATCAAGGAAAGACCAGACCTACCGATACGAGACTTTTCAACTTCTATAATTCGAGCGTTACTACCAACTCTGCCAACTAAGTTATCATCGGGTTTTTTAAGTGCCCATGTTTCATCAACACCATCTCTAATAGCAGAAGTACCTCTAAATCCACCATTTTTATTAGCGTGATGAATTATTAGAATTGAGGTTGGTTCCCATAAAGTGCCATTATTCTGTGTAAGCCAATAAAGAGGAGTAGCAAAATCAGATTTGTTTTCATCAAAACCTTTTCCTCCACTACAACCAATTAAGGAGTCGATGATAACTAATTTAGGTTTGATAGCATCCATCAGCTTAATAAACTTTGCATAGTTTTGGAGCGACCAATCTCCAAGAATGTAAGTATCGGTGTCCATTGGATATTCAATATCCTCCAACTGTTCTTTAAGCTGAACCATTGACTGATCACCATTCAAAAGAAGAACTGGACCCTTCTGTACTGGCATATATTTGCCTCGAACTAGAAAGGGATCACCAGTTGCAACGTGTTTCGCAAGAGACCAAGCGGACATTGATTTACCATCTCCTCCAGAACCGAAAAGCAAAACCGTAAAAGGTGAAGGTAATATATCTGGAACGGTAAATGCTCTTTCGACTTCCAAATTCATCAAGGATTCTATTGTCATTATCTCAGAAGAATTTTCATATTTCATCTGATCTATCAATAACTTCTCAATACCTTGTTGATCTCGATAACCAGCTCGTAATGATAAAGCATTTAACTTGTAATTCATCTCAGCTGGATTATCTATATCCAACAAATCTTTAGCTTCTTTAATTAAGTCTTCAAACTTTGGGACGGATAATCTTGTTTCTTGTATGAAGCGAGCTTCCGCTTCTTCAACAATCTTTTTTACAGTTTCAGTAAATCTCTTTCTTTCGGGATCTTCTCTATCTGCAAGCCAAATTAAAGTACCAAGACCAATACCACTTGATTTAGATTTAAAAGAATAAAAAACTTCTTTACATGGATTACCTTGTTCCCATTCTTTAGCGTAATCTGGATCTTCAGAAGACCAAGAAGCCCATAAATGTAAACCCATATCATTAGGTAATACAGAATGGATCGCCATTCCTACACGAACCCAATGATCTCTACTACCTGTACCTTTTTGTGGGATTACTGAAACACAATCAGAAATGATTTGTGCAATCTCATCTTGGGTACGATCTGTGAAGTCAATATCTTTTTTAATGATATTAGTATCTTCCTTCTCCTTCATTTCAGCTATAAGCCACTCAGGAGCGTCAGGAACGTTATGTAAATCACCAACTAATGTATATTCACCTTCGGGAGTGTTTGTACGCTCATGGCCAGGATACATACCATAAAGGACACCTTGTCTTCCCCATAAGATTTCATAGTTTCTATCACCAAGACCAAAACCTCTCAAACCTGTCCATCTATCGCTAGGTATTCTGAAAACAAACTTAGCTGCATTCTTTTTAGTGGAAGTTATCTTTGGAGCGTTAAGTAAATCATCACCCCATAATTTTTCATATATTTTCAGTTCTGCATCAATATCTAAAATTACATAACCATTACCACGAATACCTGTCCAAAGACCTATCGCTTGAAGGTCAAAATTTTGACGCATAGCTAAAGCTGCGTCTGCGGGAGTGTATTTTCTATGGTGGCTATCTTCGAGAGGAGTTTTTCCTTTAGATGGAGTTCCTGATATTAATTTTGATCCTTTTTTATAAATAGGAGCACAAACAAAGTCAGCAGGTAAAGACTTTACAAACGTTAACAAACTCATGTGTTATACTAGCAAGGTAGACTGTGATTACTTCTCTTTAGGATAAGTCATTCAATAGAGAAGTTTTCACATTGTACATTCATTGACGTAAAAGGAAACCCCCTTTATGTTGATATTACGTCTTAATTGACGATGCACACAAAAAGCACATCAAAGCACAAATCATGCAACTTTTAGACACAGACCTTTCTCAAAATGAACAAAAAACTGAATCTGAATTAGGAAATTTATTTCTTAAGCCTAACAAATTAGGAGCAACAGTAGAAAAAGAAGCTTCAACAACTTTTGCACTATGCGTAGAAGAGCCATTACGTTATTTCAGCGTATGGGCTGTGCCAGCAGGAACTTCTTATGAAGATTATTCATCTGCAAGAACTTTTCCATTTACTAAACTACCTGATGAGGATACTATCCTTATGGTTTTAGGTGGAGATTGGGAAAGACAGAAAAACAATTATTGGGACGCTAGAGATCCTAAACATATAGGAAAAGAAAGACCATTCAAAGCTATTTCTAAAGTTATGACTTGGCCTATATATTCTTATGAAGAACAATGTATTAAGATTTTTGCATTAGATCTTGTAAGCATTAGAAAACAACTTCTTGAATATGCAGCCGAGGAAGGTTATGAACAACTTTCAGATTGGAATTGGAAATTAACACAAAAAAAAGAATTAAGAGGTTCATCTGAATTTACAAGTTACGTTTTAATTCCAAAGCCACAGACACCAAAGCATAAAGCTGAAGTAAAAGCAGCATATGATGCAAGGATGAAAGAAGGATTCTATTTAGAGAATTTACTTGTAGGTGGCAACCCACTAGAAGAGATGACAGATTAGTAATGTTTGGGCAAGGTTAGTAGTTAGAGGTTTAGCTACCTAACTTTGCTGCTCCTTTCAATGTGACGGGTGCTGCGTGGTTGGAGCATTTGCAAACATATTTGAAAGCTGATATGAGTTCCCATCGAGGACGGAGAAGAACCACAACTTCTAAGAGGAAGTCATAGCCTTTTCCAGTAAGCAAAGCAACCTGTAAGCCCCAAACTTTTTTTATTTAATATGAAAGTAAAATACGATGAGTACATAATTAAATGTACTTACAAAGAATTAAGACTATTGAGGAGTTGTTTAAGAACTCTTGAATATGATTTTCAAACACATAGATTTAGCGATTATGAACGGCATACTGAAGTAGGAAAATTAATACAAAAATTACATAATATTGAAAAAGAACACGCTGAACAATATAACAAACAAACTCTTACCAAAAAGAAAAAATGATAAGAATTAGACTACCAGCTGACCCATACGAAGGTCAGATATATTATGAACCAGACCACGAACTTATTTTTGAGTTTAAATCTGGAGAATGGATAGATATTACCGATGAAGAGGTTGCAAATGGCTCATTTTAGTATAGAATCATAATGGGGAAGTATATTAAAAAATGCAACTAACAATAGATGGAGTGGATAAACAGGACGCTCTTGCAGTTCTAAGACATAAATCATTGGAACGAATAGACGGAGGAAACTTCAGAGTCTATAGAGATAAAGAAGGTACAGAATACCATTCAGTAACTCATATTTTAAATGAAACAAAGAAAAAAGAAGATAAAGAATTTTTAGCAAAGTGGTTAGCAAGACCTGGAAATGAAAGCATAAGAAAGCAAGCAGCAAACAGAGGAACAAAAGCCCATTCACATTGTGAATATATTTTAAAAACAGCATCAAAACTTATTAGGAACACTTGCAATGAACGAAATTCTTGGACAACTTACGAAGACGGATTGGCGAGATCTCCGAAAAGCATTACGGAGTGGGCAATCAAAAAGGCGAAGGGAACGGCCCCTAAAGTACATTGGTTGGCAGAACCGCACGCCAGAGGTCTGGCAAATTGGATTGATGGAGGATCAATAACTTCCATTCATAGTATAGAATTTAGTATTTATCACCCATTAGGGTTTGCTGGTACGGCAGATTGTTTACTTGATGTAGACGGAAAGCTTACTATCACTGACTTTAAAACAACTGGTTCGAGTAAAGACAAACCTGATAAGTATTTGGAAGATTATTTTTGCCAGCTCGGAGCATATAATTTAGGATTAAAACACTTAACGGGCATTCAAGCAAAGCAAGCTGCAATCATAATTGCAAAAGACGAAGGAGCCATTCAAGTAAGAATTATGAATGAATATGAATTATCATGGGCAATGTCAAAATTTGAAGAAAGAATTGAAAAATATAATAAATTAAAATAAAAAACACCAGGAAATTGTCCAGGCAAATTTTACCTAGAAAAAACCTGGATAATTTTTGTTCAGCTGGAAATCTTAATGTTCACTTTTCATGTGTACCTCTTTCGATAAGCCAATCCATTTTGTTAGACATCCATGAACAACTTTGACAATTCAAAGCTGACCATGCAAGATGATAAACTTTTTGAGTTTTACCACATTTAGGACATTTAATTAATTTTCCATTTCTCCTACACTTAGAGTTTTTCTTCATTGGAACGAAAATAACCTCCTCCAAACCATTACGATTTGGGGAAGTGATTTCTTTGTATTGTTTATAATTCTCATCTTCATACATAAATTGATTATATTTGAAGTCAAGATTTATAGAATCTCTAGCATAATCAGATAATGAAATATCACCTAGTAGGTAGGCATCATCAAGTGATGCCCTTTTTTGTTGATACTCTTTAAGTTTCATAAGAAATCTCCTTAATTTCATCAAAATCCCACTCGGAAGTAAATTCATTTAAAACTTCAAAAGAATTAATATCTTTCTTAGCTTTTTCTTTTGCTATTTCTGCGGTTGGTGCGTCAACCTCAATAACAAAATAATTAACTTCAGCACAAGTAATTTCAAATGATTTCATATAAATTTTCTCCCATGTGATTCACTTTTCATTTCCAACATTTTTTGATTTACAACATGAGGTGGATCTGAATAAGAATTATTATATGCTTCTAATTCTCCATCACTTGGTTCGTAATTAATTATCGAATCAAGAATCTCCAATGCATCATATATATCATTCCATGTTGGAACGTTATATTCAGAATCACAAGGCCAACTAGAAATAAGTTCTTCTTCTTTTTCTATGAAAGAATTAAGTTCTTCATAAATTTTTTCAAGCTTCATAATAACTCCATGCAAACTTCTATACCTTTTTTGCATAAATCTATTTGTTTCTCGGTTAAACGAGGTTCAATAGATGCTGCAATTTTTTGGCACTCTAAAGATTTTTCATCATTTGGTGCGGTAATTGCAAGAACTAATGCTTGGAGATATGCTTGCTCATCATTTGTAATTTTCATGTTAGATAGTACCCCTCTCCGTTAGTATCATCATCTTCATCTATTGCCCACCATGCAATTTTTACATCTTTAAATGTATCTCTAAGTTTTTTATATATAGCAATGGGTGGACACCATGCGGTATCGAAACCAATAACAATAGAACCATTGTTAATTTCAGTAATTTCAATATCATCTTTTGGAACATCCCATTTGGTGTCCCATTTTTCCAACCGCCAACTATACCATCTAGTATCTTGTTCATTTGTAGATTTAAATTTATGCAACGTCATTACTTCTCCGTTGTTTAATTTAAACTCTTCAATGATCGGTAGCTCTCCTTTTTTACCTAAAGATTTCTCTTTAAAATAATTGACTGATTCATTTCCTTTTAATGGAACGGTAGGCCAATTTGGTTCTTTAATAAGCTGACCAAATGGAGATCCTTTTTCAAAGATCTCTTTTATTTTTTCAATGTTTGTTGTTTTTGCTGAAGAAAACGTAACTTCGTTTTGTGTCCAATTTGGCATTTTAATTAACCTCTAATTACGGGAATAAGATCATCTAAACATTTTGAATTTGCAATCCATAATGCACCTCCATCATTTCCTTCATCATCTTGTTGAGGAATTAATGCTTGTCCATCTTCTAATTCAATTACGATTGGTGCGGAATACCAACCGCTTGCATCTGTTTCTTCTTTAGTAAGGTAACGAACACTAACGATTCTTTTACCAACTAGATTTTTAAATCTTTGTGACCAATCCTTTTTATCCTTATATAGTGGATCGTTTTCGAGATTGACTGTTTGTCTTTTTGATGTTGTCATAGCGTTTTGTGAGAAAAAAATAATAATTTTATGAGACAGATTTTTCAAAACTTGTGTATTCTTCATCATCCCATTCAGGATCAGGTGAAGCAGAAAAATCAGGAATGAGCTTTGATAGCTCTCGTATCTCTTTGCTTAATCTAGCTAATGCACTAGGGTCATTATCTGTTTCAGCTTTGAGCATACTTTGAAAAAGAAGATTCATTGCCGAAGCAATCATTTTCTTATGGTCATTGTTTGAAGGTTTAACCCTTTTATCTTTGGAACGATCAACCATTGCTTTGACGGTATCTCGGTGTGCTTGTTGTCTTGATACATTAAATGTACTTTGGGCATAAGCACGAACACCTTTTGGTGTTATTCCTAAATCTAAGAGACGTTTCAACCTTTCAAGATCATTTGACCTTATACTATTGGAACGTCTTGAATTTACCATAGGCACTAGACATTTACTACATTAATATACTAGCATATTTATAGTTAATGCAACATTCAATTATGGGTAGAATTAAAGATTTATTATTGAGAAATCAAAATGAACAAGATCAACCAAATCCAAATCAAATTGATCTTTCATTCAGCGATCAATGGTTTTTATTAGCTACTATTGTTTCTTTCATAAAACATTCACAATATTCTATAAAAAGAAAACAAAGATTAATTAAATTATTAGATATTTTCAAGCAAGCTTCAAATGAAGGAAAATCAATAAAATTTTCTAAAATCATTGCTAATACTAAGAAATAACTGCTATAATATAAGAGTAGTTTACTTTTATCGCTATGCCTATTTGGGAAATCACAGATCTTAACGGCAACTCTCATTCCGTTGATCTTTCTAAAACTTCCATCAATTCTATTGATGATGTAAAAGCTGAGTTCAAAAAATTTGATGAAAAGAAAAAGAAAAATTCTTCTCGTCCTTCTTTAAAACAAACTCAAGCAATGCAAGCAAGAAACAGAGGAGGTTACTAAAATGTCAGCTTACCTTTGTTCGGACGATACTCTCAACGCATTGTCTACTTATTGGTTTATTAAAAGTGGTAAGTCTTGGGACGATCCCTCAAAAGCTCAAGCTTATAAAAGAGCTATGAGAATTTGTTATAAAGAATCCTATTACAAAACTAGAACTGATTGTAAAGATCCTTTGAGACTTCATGCTGATTTTGAACATCATATTGATGAGCATTATGAAAAACTTTTGAAAAATTCTCATAATGATTTATATGAATTAGTTTTCAATACTTTATTAAGAGAAAACAAAAACTCACTAAATGCTAGATATTCTAATCCAACTGATATGTTTAGAGATTCTTACATTTACAGACTTTCTAACTCTGTTGTTTATTGGATCGACAAAAAAGAAAGCGGTTATTTAGTTGGGATAGTCAATAATTATGATTATCAATCTTGTGAACATATCAACCATGAAAGGTCTTTGGGTTATGCAATCCTTAATCAAATTAAAGATTATCTCTTAGAAGATATGAAATTAGGTGAAATTTGGGATTTTAACGAACAAAGATTTATAGCACAAATGGAAAAGGTGACACAATGAAAAAATTTATTACTCGAATCTATAGTCATAATTCTATAGACTCAATCGAAAAAGCTGATCAAGAACATATGAGACTTATTAATTTAGGTTATAAAGTCAATAAAACATATGATTTCTTTTTTTCTTGTCAAATGAATTACGAACTCATTTCTTAATTTCTTTTCACATAACAAGACTTACGAGGTATTATTAATTTAATACCTCTTTTTTATTGGAAATGGTTTCAAAAAATAGTATGGAGTCTATTAAAAATATCTATGGTAAACGTAATCCTAAAAGTCATATTGAACAACGTTGCCAAAGACTTTATACAAAACAATTAGACGGTCTTTCCACTAGACAATTAGTTTTACAACACGCACAAAGAGAAAGTATCTCCGAAAAAACAGCTTGGGCAGATTGGAAAACCGTAACCGCATGGAACTCAACGGATTTAGAACGAGATCGTGTAGACATACTTTCTCGTTTGCATAGTATGAGACAAAGATTGTTCAATGCAGCATTAAAAAAGGGACAATTACAGACAGCACATATGATTTTAGATTCTTTGGGACGTGCAAACGGTGAGACTCAAGAAGCGGTAAATGTAAATATGCCACCGAGTTTAAATATTCAAATCGAAAGCAAGGAATAACCATTCAATTTTTCATTCAGTTTTTACATTCAGTTGACAAAGCCAGCTGAAAATCGCATTCAATTTTTTACATTCAGTTTATATAACTTGATTTTTGCATTCAGTTTTGCTGCCCAGCTGAAAAATTCATTCAGTTTATAAGCTTACCTGGTCTTGTCCTGGTTATACCCTGGTAAAAAAAAGGGAGGGACTAAGCCCTCCACTCCTGGTAAGGTGAACTGATCACCGCTCCCTGGCTTTTGCCCTGGTCTGTCCAGGTCTGGTAGTATCCAACCGTGTTCCCGTTAAGATCTCTCAAAGGTAGCTGGCTTTCCTGGAGTTCGTCCAGGTGTTCAAGTTTATTAGCCAGGTCTCGAAGTATCCTGGCGACTTCCTGGCCTTCCTGGTCAAATGCCTGGTTATCGGAATTAATTTTAAGTTTTAACATAGCAGTAAAAGTGAAAGAGGAGGGGAGCTAGGCTCCCAGCTCCTTAATTTTTTCGTTTAGCTCTTTGATGTTGAGGTTATCATCAAAAAGGCTTACATTGTCTCCCGTGAGTGGCTCGGCTCGCAAGTTTTGTTTCTTGCGATATTCTGAGAAGTTTTTGGAACTTCTAGCCAATTCGTACGAGATCTCGTCATTGTCCATCCATAAGGCGACATTCCAAGTCTCGTAGTTAGTCCAACCGTTGTAAGTCATGGCTTGGTCATCTCCCAATTAATTGTGGAGTAGTCGGTTATTGAGTCGACTTTGTGAGCCGACCAAGTACCGATTAATAACATAATTACTGACATAAATGTCAAATAACCGATTGTAAATTTCATAGCGTTTAAGAATAAAGTTCGATTAGTAAAAGTTCGTAAGCTTTGAGTCTAAGGTTAGGAGCTAGAGGAGACTCTATAAAGAGTTCCTCCTCTATCTCATCTAGCCTTGTCTCCTGATAGGAATCAAGGAAGGCCATTGTTAGTGGCCTATTGAGTCTTCGTAAGCTTCAGCTTCGAGGTAGTCTCGGTGGTCTTGGGCTTGCTCTTGTAGTTCCTCATCGAGGTCTTCAATTGCTTGCTCGTCTTTGAGATCTATTCCTCTAGCTTGGGCTTCATCGTTTACGAAGTGCTGCCACTCTGACAAGCTTGTGTATTCGTCAGAGTGCATATCACCGAGAGTTGAAGAGGTCATGCTTATGATTATCAATCTTGTGAACATGATAATTTGGCCTCTTCCTTGATGATTTCTTCAAGAGCTTTAAAGGTTTTCTTTAGCTCGTCCATGTCTCGCTTGCCGTACCATTTAAGGAAGTCTCGACACTCTTCGTGTACCATCTTCAAACCGTTTTGACCTCGTGTGAAGTCAACGGTTAAAGAGTCACCATCTGAGAACCGAACGCTAACATCATGGGACGTAAAACTGAGAGTTTCTACACCTGAGAAGGTGTAACGTGCTGAAGGTTTTGCCATAGCAGAAAAATTAATTAAGTTTTCAAGTTTCGTAGTTCCTTTCGTCCCTACTCTTATATTATAACAGAGATCTCCTATAATATACGTGTATATCCTCTATTTGTAACAAAACTTTACATAGGGGGAGGGTAGCAAAATTTTTTTTATTTTATCCTGGGGCTAGGAACCTGCTGATACAACACGAAATAAGTTGCTGCTATGATAAAAGGGGTTATTATTTTTATATGGCAGTAGCAGAACCGTTAACATTAAGGTGGGCACAAGGACAGGTATTTAATGCTGAAGAAAGGTTTAGGGTGTTGGTAGCTGGAAGAAGGTTTGGAAAAAGCTATTTAAGCTGTGTTGAGTTATTGAAAGGAGCTATTGCAAAGCCTGGAGAAACATATTTTTATTGTGCTCCTACCTATCGAATGGCAAAGGATATTGCATGGAAGACTCTTAAGAAGTTAGTACCGAAACAGTGGGTTAAAAGTAAGAATGAGACAGATCTGAAGTTGGAATTAGTGAATGAATCAACTATTGAGTTAAAGGGAACAGAGAATGCGATGGCATTAAGAGGTCGTAGTTTAAGTGGAGTTGTATTAGACGAAGCTGCGTTCATGGACAGAGCGGTATGGTCTGAAGTAATCCGACCTGCGTTAGCAGATAAACAAGGATGGGCACTATTCATTTCAACTCCTGATGGAACGGCAAGTTGGTTTTACGATTTATGGTGTTATGTACCTGAAGATGAGAGTGGGGATTGGAAGCGATGGAGTTTTACTACGATTGAGGGGGGTAATGTTCCGAGTACTGAGGTTGAAGCAGCTAGGGGGCAGTTAGATAATCGTACATTTAGGCAAGAATTTGAAGCAAGCTTTGAAAATCTGACTGGATTAGTGGCAGTTAGCTTTGATGATGAGAATATATCGGATGAAGCAGCAGATTTACATATGTTGCCACTATATATGGGGGTAGATTTCAACGTTGACCCTCTTTGTGGCATATGTGCGGTAAAAAGTAACGAAAATCTGTATGTTTTTGACGAAATCATCTTACGAGGGGGTGCAACTACATGGGATTTTGCGGAAGAAGTCGTAAATAGGTATGGGGTGGACAGACGAGTAATAACGTGTCCCGACCCTACGGGTGGTGCTCGAAAAACAAGTGGTATTGGTCTTACGGATCACACAATTTTGAGAAGGAGTGGTTTTAATGTGTCCAGCCCGAAAGCTCCCTGGAAGATTCGGGATAAAATTACTGCGGTGAATACAGCTTTATATGATGCAGCTGGAAATCGTAGAACATTTATTCATCCTCGATGTAAAGAGTTAATAAAATCCCTTCGTACGCTAACTTACGCACCAAATACAGGGATGCCTAACAAAAATCTAGGGGTTGACCACGCTTTTGATGCTTTCGGTTATTTATGTTTGCAGCAATTTAATTTAGCGAAGCCAGAGACACTAGGCCAAACTTCGTTTAGAATATACTAAGAGATACTTTTTATTATGCCTGGACATTACGGTTCTATGAAACCAAAGGGTAAAAAGAAGAAAAAGAAAGGAACTAAGAAGAAGAGGTGTAGTTGT